AACTCTGTTGCTCTAGGGACCGACACGACCGGAAACTACGTCCAGTCTGTTGCTAACGGTTCATACCTGACGGGTGGCGGCTCGGCTTCTGAAGGCACTGCTCTCACTCTTGGTGTAGACGCCACAAACGCCAACACAGCCTCTAAAGTTGTAGCCCGAGACGGTTCGGGTAACTTCTCCGCAGGCACAGTCACAGCGGCTCTATCGGGTAACGCCTCAACGGCTACTACGCTGCAGACTGCACGTACTATTGGCGGGGTATCGTTTAACGGCTCGGCTAATATTAACCTTCCGGGGGTAAATACTTCCGGCAACCAAGCGACCTCTGGCAACGCTGGGTCAGCCACCGTGCTACAAACCGCCCGTACTATTAACGGCGTATCGTTTAATGGCTCTGCTAACATCTCACTGTCACTGGCAAACTTAGGTTTTACTGGCGCGTCAAACGCGAACTACATCACGAACAACAACCAGCTGACTAACGGCGCTGGTTACATTACTAGCTATGTAAACACCACCTACTCCGCTGGTGCGGGGCTTGATTTATCAGGAACAACTTTCAGCCTTGAAAGTGACGCTCGTGGGGATTTGTTCTACATGGGTCGTGACACTAATGATTACTTTGGTGTTGAAACAACCCAAATGAACTGGGTTCTTGATGGCGCTACGGACATGCGCCTCTACAATAGTGGAGACCTACACGTCGAAGGCAACGTCATTGCTTACTCAACCACAATCTCTGATGAACGCCTAAAGACTGACATCGTTAAGATTGATGGCGCTCTGGATAAGGTTGCACAGCTAAACGGTTACACCTTTACCTACACTGCTGACGGTAAAAAGTCTGCTGGTGTCATTGCTCAAGAGGTCCAGAAGGTTCTGCCTAGCGCAATCGTGGAAAGCAAGTTGCCTCTCAAGATGGGCGACGATGACGAAACCGAATACATGACTGTTCAGTACGACCAGCTAATGGGTCTTCTGATTGAGGCAGTCAAAGAGCTAAAAGCAGAAGTCGCTGAACTGAAAGGCAAGTAATATGGCATTACCATCCAGTGGGCAGATTACCCTAAATCAAGTAAACGTAGAGCTTGGCCTCAGTGGCACGGCTCAGATTGGCATGAATGACGCCGCTGTTCGTGCCTTGTTTGGGGTTGCTTCTGGGCAGATTACGATGGCTAACGGCTACGGTAAGTCATCTGAGTACACCCTCACAAATCAAGGCACAATAAACGGTCAATCCAACCGCAAAGAGATTACAGTAAGCGACTATATAAGCGCAGGCGGCACAATAGTAGTTCCATCTGGTTTTTGGGTGTGGTCTGATAATGTTGCCACTCCCGCAATGATTATTGACATAACCTGTACCATTAAAAACTCAGGAAAAATTATTGGCAAGGGCGGCGGTATCAAAACTTATCCCAGTGGAGGGACTGAAGGCGCATTTGCAGGCGGCCCCGCTATTAAAATTAACTCAGGTGTATCCAGCGTAACAATTATCAACAACTCTGGGGCCTATATCGCTGGCGGAGGGGGTTCTGGGTATGGCTTCACCACTTATTTTGGTGGCTATGGCGCGGGTGCAGGCGGCGGAGTTGGCGGCGGAGTTGGTAGCAGTGCTGCTTACGGCAATGGTGGCGGCGGTGTTTTAAACGGATCTGGTGTAGTTGGCGGCATGTTGAGCAATGGTGGCAGTGCTGGCGCTGGGAACAGTGGCGGTGGCGGTGGCGCAGGCGGTGGCGGTGGCGCTGGGTATCCGGGGTTAGCTGCTTCTGGCGGAGGCGGAGGTCGTATACTACCCGGCACTGGCGGAGCCGGTGGGTCTGTGACCGGGGTTGGCGGCACTGGCGGCGCTGCTGGCAACGTTGGTGGTAATGGTACAAGTAATGGGGCATATGCTGCTGGCGGTGGCGGTGGATGGGGTGCCACTGGTGGTAACACAAGTGGGAATCATCCCGGCGCAAGCGGCGGCAAGGCCGTTGATGATAGCGGCGTAACCTACACTTTAACCCAAAACGGCACTGTTTACGGAGCTACATGATGCAAGTTGTGTATAGATATGATGGGGTTGAGTACAGCACGGAAGAACTTGCCCAAGCCGCTGCTACTGTAAAGAAGGGTCGATTAGAAAACAACCCGACTGATTGGGTCTGTGTAAAGGAAGTCACTGACAATGGTGAAGGTGGCTGGGTAATGCATCCAAATTATCTTTCTGACGAACAGATCAACGACATAGACATATCAAAGTATTATGCTCTTTTTTGCCCGATTAATGGTCAGAACATAATGCCCTTAACTGCGGCAGAGGTAACGGGAAAAGTATTAGAGTTTAGACCTATTTATGTGCAACATTGTAGGCTAACCATAATAGTTAAAGACGATAGGTCTGACCCCGATGCTAGGACTTTGGAGTCACTTGCGACTACTGAAGATGTGTCAGTTTACAATGATTAGGAATATTCAATGGACAGTACAGCCGGAGGAGGCCGCATAATATGCTAGGTTTTGCCCCTTATGCTGGCGCGGCGTTAGCCGACTTCGGCAGTGGAGCACAGCTGCTCATCCCTACGGGGTCAGTAGGCACTGGCGCTATAGGCACCGTGCTGGTTACGGGCAATCAAAGTGGCCTAACCCTCGGTTCTGTTGTAGGCACTGCATCAAGCAACGGTGTTACAGTAGACGGCGGCGCTACAGCTACATTTACCATGGCCCAGCTAAACGGCTCGGTTGGCAGCGTCATAGCCCAAGCGAATGCCCAGTTCGCAGTCACGGGTATCGCAGGTGCGGGTTCTGTTGGTAGTGTGACTGTTATTAACGCCTCGGTTATTAGCCCAACGGGTGTCCAAGCTACAGGCGCAATTAACGACGTTACAGTCGTAGGCACTGCTACGTTCTCTATTACTGGCGTAGCAGGTACTGGTTCTGTTAACGGTGTAACCGTAGACGCTGGCGCTGGCGCAGTTACCACTGGAGTTTTTGGTACAGGTGCGGTAAACTCCGTATCAATTACAGGGTCGGCAACGATCATACCTATAGGGGTCTCGGCTCAAGGCCAGACTGGAAACTTAGTAGTCTGGGGGCCTGTCATTCCTAACCCCGGCAGCATTTGGACGCCGATAGCAGCATGAGGGTGATTTATGCCTAGTACATATACAGCAAACGCAGGCATAGAACTACCTGCTAACGGTGAACAGTCCGCTACATGGGGCAACACCGTAAACGATAACATGACGATAATTGATCGTCTAACCAACGGCGTTGGTGCAATTACTTTATCTGGCACAACCCATACGCTGACCACTAGCGATGGTTCCGCTTCCGATGGTCACTATAACGTATTAGTACTTGGCGGCTCTCCTTCGGGAACCAATACGGTAACGATCTCCCCCAACGATGCTGAACATATCTACATTGTTAAGAACGGTAGTGGGCAGACAGCTACTTTTACGCAGGGTTCTGGCGCAAACGTCAGCGTTCTAAACGGCACAATCAAGATAATCTTCTGCGATGGTGCGGGTTCTGGCGCAGTGGTCACTGATGTTACGGGTTCTTTGGACTTAGGTTCCCTGATTATTGGCGGCACCACAGTCACGTCTACCGCTGCGGAGTTGAACATCCTAGACGGTGTTACGGCGACAACAGCCGAATTAAACATCCTAGACGGCGTCACGGCTACAGCCACTGAGCTAAACATCCTAGACGGTGTTACGGCTACCACGGCGGAGCTTAACTACGTTGACGGTGTCACTTCAAACGTACAAACGCAGCTGAACACTAAAGCGCCCTCCGCAAGTCCTACGCTTACAACACCTACGCTTACTTCTGCGGTTACTATTACAGGCGGCACCCAAAGCTGGACCGTAACGGCGGCTGGAGTAAATTTAACTTTTGCCTATAACGGCGTAAATGTTCTTCGCGTAGACAGTTCTGGCAACTTAACCGCTCTCGGCAACGTAAATACCAATTCTGGAACCATCACATAATCACCCCGTTGGAGGTTTCTAAATGCCACTACAAAAGCTCCAGTTCCGACCAGGCCTTGTACGGGACACGACAGATTACACCAACGAAGGTGGGTGGCGTGACGGCGACAAGATACGGTT